CCTTCAGCGTGATCTTGTGGCCGGTCTGATTGGAATAGATGCAGACATCGCCTGGCTGCATACCTGTTGGCCGATGCCGCCGATCATCAGCGCCGATAATCACCGGATGGTCGCGGTTGCCGCCGACGCACACCACCAGCACATCCGCGCCGGGCAGCGGAACCGCAGAAAATCCATAAGGTTGGATGCGTTCCACATTGTCCCGCACTTCGCCGGCCAGCAACTTCACCTGGCTGCGCTGCAAGCCGCCCGCATCATCCACCGGGCCAAGCGTGCCACGGCCAATGGCCAGCATCACGCGGCGCTGAAGGGGGGCGATGAAGCGCTTCATATCATCCAGCGTCATTCGGCCACCCGCTTCCAGGCATCACGATCATTCTCGCGGGTCTCGATCTTCGTCTCGAAAGGCCCACTTTCGCCACCGCCGCCGCCCTTGCCCGGCTCAGGCAGCAAGGCATAGGCATCCACCGGCGCCACCTGCAATTCCGTGACCGTGCCTTGTTCCGTCAGGCTGAACGTCACGTTTGAGATCAGCAATTCGCGCTTCAATTCCAGGAAGGCGTCTTCCACCCACACCTTCGTATTGGGCAGCCACAGATTGCCCGAGGCTCCACGCCAGCCCGGCACGGTGTAGCGCACGCGCCGAGACTTCCCGGCAGCCACGCGCACTTCATGCGCCGCGCGGTCCTGAAAGGTAACGCCTTCGCCCTGCGCTTCCGCCAAAATCACCTTCGGGCGGTGGCGGATGATGTCTTCATCAGTCGCGCGCGCTTCGCCCTGGCTGGCGGAAGTCTCGCCCTGCGCCTGGCCACGCACCACCACCACATCATGCCGTTCGGCCACGTCAAAGCTGCCATTGGCGCGCAGGATATTCCCATCCTTCCCGCCCAGGCGCAGCGCGCCAGCGGCTTCACCACCTTCGCCCGCGCGGGTCAGGATCAGCGTGCCCAAGCCATCGCCGGTCGCAATCACCGCGCGTTCGCGCGCTGCCCGCGCAATGGCTTCCCACGCCGCTTCGCCGGGCTGGATGGAAAAGCGCGGGAAGGCTTTCCCCAAATCCGCCTCCGCGCGCACTTCAATCCCGTAGGGTTCGGCGATGCGCCGCGCCGCTTCTTCCAATCCGATATTGGCCCATTCATACGGGCCATCCACCGTCGCCGCGCAATCCACCAAATCCGCCGTGCGTTCGCGGCCACGCACGGTCAGCGTGTGGTTGGTGGCGTCGTAGCTGACTTCCAGCGCATCCAGGAAGCCTTCCACCACGGCTTCGCCTTCCAGCGTCAGCAGGAATGCCGCACCTGGCCGGATGCTGCGCGCGATCTGCGCGGCATCTTCCGCACCGGCCCAGCGTTCCGCCATTTCAATGGAAATCTCCGCCGCCGCCGCATCCAGCCCCAGGCTGCATTTCATGCTTCGCCAGCCGCGATAGGTCAGGCCATCCACGGTCAATTCCACGGTGGCGGCAATGGCGGCGCTCATACCAGCACCTCAATCGGCTGAGCGGCAGGCACAAAGCCCGGATGGCGCACGCGGTTGCGCGCGGAAAGCGCAGCGCCTCGGCCAAACACATCCGGCAGGCTATCCCCATCCAGCCGATACGCGATCAACGAGGCAGGCATCACGCCCGGTAATTCCAGCCGCTTGATGCGCGGCAGTGGCGCCGCACGCTCAGCCAGGTCAGCGGCACTGGCGGCGCGCAGTGCCACCAGGCGCTGCCACACCGCATCCCACCCCGCCGCCGCCACGCGGTCTGCCGCCGCCGCCAGCGCATCGGAAACCTTGTCCCGCGCCACCATGGCTTCATCGCGCGATGCCCAGGGCACAGCCGCTGCGGCGCGGGCGAATTCGCCGGCGAATATCGCCGCCGCCAACACGGCCAGGCCTTCATTCGCCGCCGCCAATTGCTGGCGCGCGGGCGTGGTGGCGGCGCCGATCGGCGCCTTCACCAATTCCTGGGCATTCAATGCATCCAGCGCGGCAAAGGCAGCCTGCGGCGCAGCATCCGCGCCCCGCGTCAGTGCCGCGCGGCCACCCGCCAGCGCGGACACATCGCGCGCCGCCGAAGCCACCGCCAGCGGCACCGCCACATCGGAAACAATCGCCGCATCATTCACAGAAGCCAGCGCGGAAACACTGCTTGCCGCACCGCCCACCAGCCCCGCATTGGAAAGCGCGCCTTCAATGGCGCCGGCGATCCCCAGCACGCTGGCCTTGAAGCTTTGGATGATGAAATCCGCCGCCGCGCGCATGAAGCGATATTCGGCATAGGCGGATTGCGCCGCCGTCAGCAGCCGGTCCGCGCCATCCAGCACACCGCCCAGGCTATCAAGGCCGAGCACTGGCGCAGGCTTGGTGCCGGCCTTTTCCACGCGCAGCGAAACCCGCGCCACGCGCGCCTGGTTCACATCATCCGTGATGCGGCAATCCAGCACCACCACGCGCATCGCCCCCAGCCAGGGGTGCAGCAGCGTCGCGGGTTCGGGGTCTGCCGCGGCGCGGGCAAAGGCGCGGCGTTGCAGCACCACATCGGGGCCAACAAGCAGGCCTTCGATGGTGAAGCTGCGCGTCTTTGCGCCAAGGTCTTCGTGCCAGGGTTCATCCCTGCCCGGGAATTCATGCGTCACCCAACGCCGGGTGGAATTTTCTTCCGAAGACTGCACGTAAAACAGCAGGCCACGCAAAGCACCAGGCCGCAGATTGGCACCCACCCATGGCAGGGCAGAGGCAAGGCCGGCGATGCTGGTCAGGGCCTCGCTCATGGTGTGGCCAGCATGCCGCGCCGGACGTTCAGCGCCATGCCGTCATCCGCGCCGCGCTGCGTGACGGATACGCCAAAGCCCTCAGGTGCGCGGATGTTCACATCCAGGCCGGCATTCAGCCGGACATCATTGGCAGGCGGCAGCACGCCGCCGCCCGCGCCATCCGGCAGGGCATTGTCGCCATAGATGGATTGGCGCCGCAGACCATTGCCCCGGCCCGCATCGCGCGGCGTGGGCGCGGCGGGGGCGGAGCTACTGCCGCCGCCGAAACCCAGGCGGTCCGTCACCCAACTCAGCGCATCCCGCACGGGCTGGAAATAGCCCAGCACATCGGCAAACACCTTTTGAATGGTGCCGCCGATATTGGTGAAAACTTGGCCTACGCCATTCCAGGCCTCGATGATGAAATCAGCCAAGCCACCAAAGATGCGCTGGGCTTCCTGCATCTGTTCGGAATTGAGGAAGTTACGGAAGGCGTCACCAAGCCTCGACCAAAGCGCCTCAACCTTGTCCCAGTTCTGATACAGCGCGACACCAAGCCCAGCGAAGAACGCCGTTGCCGCGATGAACCAGCCAGCCGGGGTCAGCAGCAACGCCACCGAAAGGGTTGTCATCGCCGCGGCGAGGGAAGCCAGGTTTGCCAATACGCTGCCTCCGAGCACCAGCGCCACGCCAGCAAGGAAGGTTTCAAGACCGCCGAAGCGATCCACCACCGGCGCCAGAACCCGCGAAACACGCTCAAAGACATTCGAAAGCCGATCAATGACCCCCGGCGTTTCTTCCGTGCCGACCACGAATTGGCGAATGGCCTGGAAGGCATTGGTAATGGCCGCGCCGATCTGCTGCGCCCATTGGTCCAGGCGGCCATCTTCCTTAAGTCGCTCCACCCAAGCCAGGATGTCTCTCAATTGCTGCTCAAGAAACTGGAAAGGTCCGGCTTCGGCTATCGTGCGCGTGAAACTGGACCAAGCGTCTTTCACGTTCGAAAGCAGGCCGTCCCACTGATCCATGGCCTTTTCCATGGCACCAGGCGCCATGCCATTCCAGGCGCGCGCCACGGTTGCCATGATGCCCGCGCGATTGTTCTTATCAATCGTCGCCCGCATCTGCTTACCGTCTTGCTCCCACTGCATCACAATGGCGCGGCCTTCGGTGCGCGCCTGGATGCCGAAGCGTTCAATTGGGTCCAATTCGCCACGGCCAGCCGCCGCCATCGCCGTAATGGCCTGGTCAAGGCTGCTTTCGAACGTGTGGGCGGCATTGCCGGCGCCGCGAAGCGCAGCGTCAGCAGCCGCGCCGCGGACCCCAAAGGTTTGCAGCGCCACACCGGCGCGGACCACTTCCGCAACACTGAACGGGGTTCTGGTCGCGAATTGCGTCAATTCATTAAGCCGCGTCTGCGCCGCTTCCGCGCTGCCCATCACGGTTTCTAAGGTTGTCCGATAGCGCTGAAAATCCGCCGCACCGCGCACGAATTGCTGATTGAACAGAAACGCACCACCCGCCGCGCCGATCGCCAGCTTCGCCGAAAGCCCCGCCACCGCGCCCGCCGCATCCCGCGCGCGCCCGGCAACATTGCCCAGCGCACCGGCCAGCACGCTGGCGCCGCTGACATTCGAAAGCCGCTGCGCCGCCTGCCCCACGGCCAGCATGCCCGCCGCAATGCCACCAAGCCGCGCCTGCAACGCCGCAAGCGGCTGCGATGCGCGGTCAATCGCTTCGATCAGGATGGATAGCCGGAGGGAACCCGACATTTATGTGATTACCTCGCGGCCATGCGGCGGTTCCATTCCACCGCGCGGTTGGTCAGGAACCGAAGCTCGGCGGCAGTCCACCGCTGCCACCCGGCAGCAAGGCCGAAGGTGCCGAAGACGATTTCGCAGCATTCTGGCCAGTCTCCTGGCCACGCTGCAAAAAACTGGTCGCGACCTCAGAAATCGCGAAGAAATCATCAACCGAAAGATCATCCACCTGCGCGCGCGTCAGGCCGGAACACCGCGCGGCCAGCGCCAGGATCATGCTGCCAGTGCCACCCGCACCGCCCGCATCCATCGCCGCCGCCATGTCGCCCGCGCGCGGTTCGCGGAAGTCAATCTCCGCAATGCGATGCACTTCCGCGCCGGTATCCAGGCTGCGCAGCACAATCGGTTCCTTGAGCGTGATCTTGATGGAGGCGCGCATCACAGCACTTCCTCAGCCGGCGGGCCGGCAAATTTCAGGGTGATGTTGCCACCCTCGCCATCCTTCATCGTCGGCGTATCGGTCAGAAACGCGTCGTTGATGACGAACCTCTGCCCCGTGTCGCATTCGAAAATCAGCGTCACGCCGGCCATGTTGCGGAAGGTCTCCAACGACATGCCGCTGCGCAGGCTGGTTTCGCATTCGCACATGGCGGGCATGGTTTCTTCGGACCAGCCAACCACGCGCCCAACCGTGACGGCGTTGCGCTTGGTCCCACCTACATCCAGGCTGGCGCCCTTGGCGCTTTCGATCACCTGCCCATTGACGCGAATGGTCGCGCGGCCAAGGAATTGCGGCATGTCCCGTTCTCCTCAAATTACAGCAGGAATTCGATTTGCGCGGCAAGCACGCGGAATTGGTTCACCAGGTCAGGCGGCAGCAAGGCATCCACGCGGTTCGGGTCGCTCTGGCTGCGCACGACAATGATGTCCCGCTTGAATTGATCCACGCCTTCCACAAGGCCCGCCGCTTCCCATTGCTTGAAGCGCGCGATGATCTCCGCGCGCAGCGTCCCCGGCGTCACCACATTCTGCCCGCGGGCAAAGGCCGTGCCGTCATTCGCCAGTTTGTGGCGCGGGAAGCGCAGCGCGATCATGGTGCGCAGATCGTAGCGGATATAAGACAGGGTCTTCACCGTCTCGATATCCAAATAGCTGATGTCTTCAGCACCGGAAGGCGAGGTCTGATAGGTGGTGATCACGCGTTCCACGAAGACCTGGCCGGCATCATTCACGCGGAAGGTGCTGATGCCATCGCGCAGCAGCAAATCGCGTTCCTGGAAGGTGAAGCGCTGGCTGATCAGCGGTGCCACCATCGTCGGCAATTGCAAAGTCTGCACCGGGCGCGCGGGGTCAATCGCCAGCGCGGGGACGCAGATGCTGGCAAGCTGCGCGGCCCATTCCCAAGGCGGCGTGGGCGAACCACGCATGCCGATGATGCTGACATTCGGCGAATTGCGGCCTGCGCCATAGGTCGTCAGCGTGCCATGCGCGCCGGAAAGCCCAGCCCAGCCATGCCCATCGCGCTGGACCAGCGGGCCCCAATTGGTGGCCATGCGCGCTTCAAGCGCGGCCATATTGGTGGCGTCGGTCCAGGGTGTCACAAAATCCGTGAACCAAGTTTCCGCCACGGCATCCAAAGCCGTGGTCACCACCGGGTTCTGCGTGCCGGAAGCCATGGCAGTGATGGCCAGCGTGACGCCGGCGGGCAGCACATCCGTCGCCAGGAAGGAATGGCGCACATCAATCGCATTGCCGATCTCGCCTTTATGGCGCGCGGCCAGCGTCACCGTGGCGGTGGTGACCGTGCTGGTCACCGGCAGATCAAGCGCGGCGTTGATCGCGGCATTGATCGCGGTGGCGATGGCCGCCGCCGCTTGGCCGGATGTGACCGTCACTTCCACGCGGCGCCCGCCGATCATCAGCGCAATCACGCCGGTTGCGGTGGCGGTGCCGGTGACCACGATGGTACCCGTAGCGGCAACGCCGGCCCCCACATCATCCATGGCAATGCCAAAAACTTCCACCAGGGAAAGGTTGGCGAACCAGGCTTCGAACATATGCGCCAAATTGCTGCCACGGCCGAAGAAGGTGCGGGCCTGCGCCGCATCAATCACGCGGATCGGCACGCCCTGTGCGATGGTGCCAGCAGTCAGGCGCTGGCCCATGATCAGCACGCGGGCTGGCCAATCATTCAACCCACGCAAAGCGCGCGAATTGTCGAATTCCACATAGCTGCCCGGTACGCGGATGCTATTCGGAATGGCGTTGAAACTGATGGAACCGGACATCGGTTACTCCTTTTCGCCAGTGCGGCGCTTCGTTTGCAGTTCGGGCGCGGGCGCCAGGACCACATCGCCATCCGCGATGCGGCGGCGCCAGTATTGGCTATCCGGCACCTCCGCGCCTTCAGCCGGCAGATGGCGCGGCATGGGTGGGCGGGCTTCCGGGTTGGCGACCAAAAGGTCAGGATGGGCGGGCTTCACGAACATCGGGGCGCCTTACGTTGTGGGAAGGGTCACACGCACCACAGCATCGGCGCGGCTGGCGCCGGATGTCGGGGCGGGCGGGGGCGTGGCGACATTGCCGAAGGGCGGAATGTCCTGATCGGCGTGGAAGGTGATGAAGTTATCAAGGAAGGACGGCGGCGCGCCGGTGGCATCGCCAGCATCAATCTGCGGCACACCCCAGGCATCCTGGATCTGCATCGGCACATCGCAGACCAGGCCATAGACCGTGATGCCGTTCTTTTCGAAGACGGATGCGTAAAGGTTCTCGCAGCTTTGCACTTCCATCGGACCAGCGGCGCCTTCCGGCACCCAGCGTTCCAGGGTCGCTGCGGCCAGCACGGCCATTTCATAGGCGCCGATTGTCGCGGGGTCACCACGCCGGCGCGCGCGTTCGCCACTGGCGTTCGCCGCGACCATGTATGCGCCATAGGTCGCGCGCACGGAACCAGGCGGGCGTTCGCTGCGTTGAAAGCCAAGGAAGGCCACGTAAATCGCGGGCGCCATAGTCAGAACGCGCAGCAGCTCCTCCGCGTCGAATTTGGCGGGCTTGTGGTCCACCTCTTTAAGGCGACCTGCGAAGGCCGAGCTAAGCTTCGCGATGATCGCATCTTCCAGCGCGCCGATCATAGCGGGCCACCCCAGCGATAGGCGCCCAAATCCTCATTCGCGATGCCGGGCGTGCCAGCCTTGAAGCGCACGGCAGTGGCATCTTCCGCAGGCTCCGCGCCTGTATTCGTGATGCCCAGATCAGCCTTACCGGCAGTGACATCCCTCAAAAAGGCAATGGCCTGGTCGCGGTCCTGCCGCACCTGTTCGGTCGGCTGACGGTCTCCGCCCAGATGCAATTCAAAGCGCGCAATCGCGGCGGAAAGCTTCACCAGAATGGTCGGCACCGCCGAAAGCGGCAGCGTGTGGCGCGGGCGAAGATAGCCATCCACCATATCACCCGCGTCATTGCACGCCCGCTGCACCCGCGCAGTATCAACCGGGCCAGGCGTGGCCGGCGCAAGCTGCGCGATTTCGGCCTGACCAAACCGGTCAATCAAATCCTGCGGCGTGCAGTAAGCGGTCATGGATCAGGCTTTGTCCTTGGCCTTATCGTCGGCCTTGGCCTTGTCCTTGGCCTTGTCCTGCTTGCCGGTGGAAGATGCGCCGGGGGACTCATCCCCATTGCCCCCCGGCGCTTCCTCGACCTCATCATCCACCGCGCCCAGTGCGATGAGTTCGGGGAACAATTCGCGGCGGATGTCAGCCACCGCGCCTTCAGGAACACGCACGCCGTCAACATCAAGGTTGCGCAGCGCGCGGATTTTCTGGGTGTCCTTCGCCATGATCAGGCCACCGCGTTTTCGAAGTAGTAGCCCACGTCACTCGCGGAGATCACTTCCTTGACGCTTTCACCCACACGGATGCGCACGGAACCGCGCAGACCCATCTTGGGTTCATCCATGGTGCCCGCGATACGCTGGCCGAATTCTGCCGTGAAGCCGAAGGTCGGCTGATCGGCATTCGCCATATCCTCAGAAACAAACAGCGCCGCCGCATGCTTGCCCCAAACGCGGGACATGGTGGGCGCCTGGCCTTTACGCGCGGTGTTCACGAAGCCAGCGCCAACAATCACCTGGCGCACTTCAAAGAAGTCCGCCACCTGCTGGCGCGTAACGGCACCGGCATTCACCTGTTGGCCCAGGATGGCGGTGACCATGCGCGGATGCTGGCGCAGCTTGGTCCAAGTCGCTTGGCCAAAGACCAGTGTATTCGGTTTGACGAGCGGGACATCCAAAGCAGACAGGATGGTATCCACCGGGTTGGAATTGGTGAAATCCGACCACTGACTGGTGCCCGAAAGCAGCACGCGGTTCGCCGCCGGATAGGTCGCCTGCGCAAACACCAAATTCGCCACGCGCACTTCGCGGTCCAACATCAACAGGCTGGTCAGCAGGGATGTGGCTCTTGCCATGGGCGAAACCGGCCCACCGCTGGAAGGCTTTTGCATTTCCTCCCACGCGATCACTTCATCATTCGGTAGAATGTCATCCAGGCCGAAATCAATGCATTCGTCATTGACGATGGTGCCACCGAAATCAATCATGGCGGGCTCAGCACGCCGCGCCACGCGGGTGGACACCAGAGTGTAGGGGTCAGCCGCCGAATAACGCGTGTAGCGAAATGCCTTCCCGACACGGCCCGTGCGGGGCAGCACCAGATCGGCAATCAGATCAATATCGCGGTTGCGGTAGCCAATCGCGATGGCGGTCAAATTCGGATTTACGGGAAAGGCGGTGGTTGCCATGGTCGGTTCTCCTTCTTAGCCCTGCATCAGGCCGGGGCTGAGCAACACGCGGATTTGATCGCCGGCAGCCACAGCCGCATCCAGCGCCAGGCCGATGATGCGGTTGTTCACGCCCGCAGCCGGCGCGGCGGCAACGCCACGACCCACGCTGTCAGCGGTGACAGGCGCGCCAAGGGCGACGGCCGCACCAGCTTCGACCCAGGCAATGCCATGGGTCATCACTTCCACACGCTCACCGGACACAATGGTCAGGTCAGTATTGACGCCGAACATCGCTTCAGTCGCGGCAGCGGCCTGGATCACCGTTTCAGCGGCAGAAAACCGCACGATGCGGTAAGGGCTGATGGCGCCACCAGCGGTGAAGCCCTTCAACAAAAGCGGGTTGCTCACGTTGCATTCCTTTTCGTTACATGTTCAACGGCGGCTTCGATTGAGACGCTTTGGCCCGCCGCTGCGCGTTGGGCCTGAAAGGCCAGCGCGGCATCCTTGATGGCAACGGGATCATCAGCGGCGAATTCAACCTGGCCGGCAGGCGCCAATTCGCGGAATTCCACACGCGCGGGCAGCGCGGATAGAACGGCGCGGAAGGCATCCAGCGGCGCTTCCTTTACGGTGGCATCGCCTTCGGTGAAGGAAACCTCACCAGTGGCGGGCAGGCTGGCAGCAAAGGCCAGGATGCGCGGCACCACCCCTTGCGGTATGCGCGCCTCAGTCACCAGCTTTTCAGTGAAGGCCGCCATTTCAGCAGCGCGGCGCGCGGCATCTGCCTGAGCGATGGCGGCTTCGCGCACCTGCAAATCGCGTTC